GGTGCGCCCGGCTGCGTTCAGAATAGCGGTTGCCAGACGATCCGGAATAATGCTCCTGCGCGCCCATGAACTGAAATGTGTCGGGCGGTTTGATGATACCTGGTTTCCATTCGTTCTCGATGCCGCACCGTAATATCCTGATGCCGGAATATCCGGATCTTCTGTCGGCGCGTTAGTGGCGGTATTGACGCCGTTACCGTCTGTCATGAAGGGTACAAAATAAACGCCATCACTCTCCCTGTTTTTGTACGCCCCGTAAATGGTGTTGTACTGCGTGCCGTAGGTGTTTTTCCAGTAATACGTCGTGTCACCACAAATCCACGGCACATTTACAGCACTGCCACCATGACACTGCGCGTTAAACACAGTGAGGTCAGCACGAAACTGCTTCAGCATGGCTGTAAACAGCGCAGGTTGCTGTGCGTAGGTGGCGGCGCTCATGTCAAACTCTCCCTGCATCCAGCACACCGCCAGCAACACATTTTTCGGGTTCTTCTGTAATGCAGCTTTAGTGCGCGCAATCAGGTCCTGATATAACGGTTTACCCACACCCCAGCGCGCCGAATCCTGGCTGGCCCCCGCGTCCGCACTGAATGTCCCCTCCGCGCCCTGGGTGAATGCCGAACCACCACGACAGCATGGTACCAGCAGGATCCCCGCGTTATTCGGGATATACGGAAGCAGTTTTTTGGCAATATGTAAGCCCTGGCCGACACAGCCATACTGCCCTTTGCTCAGGTCTGCCTTCGGATGATTCAGCGTACTCATATCCTGCACATCATGCAGGCAGTGGTCGGCCGGAATAATATCGTTATATCTGCAGGCAGCCCCGCCCGGCGTCACTGTACTGCGGCGCGCCAGCTGTTTAATGCGCGGATCCGGAGCATCGTATGAATCCGGCAGCGGAAGCCCTTCACCGTAAGCCATGGCATTGGACTGCCCGGCCAGTACGATGACGTAGTACCACTCCGGCTCAGTTGCACCACTGACCACCACATCACCTTCTGCTGCAATCGCCTGCATCAGGGTATAAGGGGTTATGGCCACCGGACTACCAAACGGCTGCCAGCCCTCTTTCAGTTTATGTGTCAGCTTTTCCGCAAGGTCTGACGGCGACGCCGCCCTGACAACATCATAATGTTTAATCGACATCGAATTTCTCCCGTGTACAGGAACAGAGTTAAAAAGCCGGAACCGGAATCAAATTACAGGATGGCCATCTGCCAGTGGCAGGTCATAAAAAAAAGGCCGCGCCATGCGCAGCCAGAACTCACAAGGAAAATGATAGAAGGAAATAACATTAGTGATGTACGCATGGCGCCTCCCGCTAAGTTCTGCAATGATCAAACAGAACTCGCTACGTGCCCTTAAAACTCGATCATTTAGCCCCTCCAAGGAGGATTCACCATGCGGTTGATTTTTTAATAAACAGTAAACAAAAAAGTCAAGGATTATTCATTCTGTTTTTTCATCATCGGCCACAGCAATACCACAATGCCGCAGACCAGAGCGCCATCAGTCAGTACCAACATTATCCTGCTGGTGAAATCCATCATCACCATCACTAAAAGCAGGATCACAACAGCAAGCAGACACAGTTTATAAAACAATGTTCAGAAAACGCATTCAGCATGCCTAAGGTTCTATTCCTACGAATAGCCAACTTGCAACTTAAAATATTATTTATGCAGCCAATTAAATTCTGGTCCTTACAATATCAACCTGAAGATTCTTATCTTGTGCTGATTGATAAATGACAAACCTTTTACTACCTGCATTGAAAGAAGTAGACAAAACCAGACAATTATCATAACGAGCAAGAACATAATACCAACCATCATTATAATTAATCATTTCATATTCTTTCTTAAACTGTGGTTTGTAATATCCTGTCAGAAATGAAAAAAGCCAGAAATATGCCACAAAAGCAATCATCACAATCTCAAAAAAATGTTTTTTTATAAATGGCTTATCATAGAAGCATGATACCGATAAAAATCGCCCATAAGATCTTATCGAAATTGTAACCGCCAGCGCAATCGCTGCTGACAGTAGCAAAAGAGGTACCTGAATCTTCTGTCTCAATATAGAAAACTCAATAATTGCCGGCACAAACAATAATTCCACAGCAAAATAAAGGCGAAATACATTTAGCTCTTGCATAGAATGTTTTCTTTTCACTGCGAAAAAGAATACAACACCAATACCCCAACCGATAAGAAATATAGCAATGACGATAACTGCAAAAAATAAACTTCTGGCAACATCATCAACACCTGCACCTACAATCCACCATGGGAAGCCGTAGTAAAAAGAAGTACCCCATCCATAGAAATAAGCACTCCCCCATCCAAGGCATCCCATGTAGGCAACAAAAAGTGAAGAACTCCTGAGCAGCGCACCATCCTTCATAACCACCCCAATACAAGATGATAACATTGGCTTACAACTCATAACAAAAGCAATTCAATGCCGTCAAGAGGTTACAGGCTAAAAAAACTCTATTACATTGCAGTCAGCATGTTTACTACACAAATACAATTCAGAGCATAAAAACTACTCGGCGGCAGGTTATTGAGACTCATCAATGACATGTAAAAAACGCCCATTATTGATGTCAAGTTTCCCCAAAGTTATTCAAAAAGTCAATATTATGCCGTTAATATGTTGCCATCCGTGGCAATCATGGCGCTAACGTGTGATCGCATTCAAAATGTTGTCTGCGATTGACTCTTCCTTGTGGCATTGCACAACCAGAGCGTCATACAGCGGCTTAACAGTGCGTGACCAGGTGGGTTGGGTAAGGTTTGGGATTAGCATCGTCACAGCGCGATATGCGGCGCTTGCTGGCATTCTTGAATAACCGACGCCTTTACATCTTCCGCACTCTTTCTCAGCAACTATCCCCCACTGCTCTGTTTTGGCTATATCAACCGCACGGCCTGTACCGTGGCAATCTCTGCATCTTGCGCCCGGCGTAGCAGCACTACGGCAATAATCCGCATAAGCGAATGTTGCGAGCACTTGCAGTACCTTTGCCTTAGTATTTCCTTCGAGCTTTGCCACACCACGGTATTTCCCCGATACCTTGTGTGCAAATTGCATCAGATAGTTGATAGCCTTTTGTTTGTCGTTCTGGCTGAGTTCATGCTTACCGCAGAATGCAGCCATTCCGAATCCGGCTTGTGATTGCGCCATCCCCATAGCAGCCATCACATCAGTACCGGAAAGAGAGTCAGAAGCCGTAGCCCGTGGTGAGTCGCTCATCATCGGGCTTTTTGGCGAATGAAATTTAGCTACGCTTTCGAGTCTCATCGTCTTCCCTTTTTGCCTGGCGTTACCATCAGGACGCCGTTAACTATTACGTGACGCTCACCTTTGCTGTCTCGGTTGTACTTGAGCACTGTTCCTCTTGCGCAGGAAAGTATCCTTGCCACTTCGGTCTGATTACCTCGTGTCTGGATAAGAAGCTCTGGTATCGTTTGAATTGTGGCGTTCATACGTTCTCCAGTTCGGTGATTTTTATTCCAAGCCGTCCGCCTGGTACTTTCACACCACGAATTACGCGAATGTCATCGAATTGCTCGTCGTCTTCCGCAAATCCGGCGTGGATAAGGGAGTCGAGTAAACCTTTCAGGATGTTATCGAGGTCGCGGCGGCGGGAGTCTGGAACGTCTGCTATGACTTTGATGCGGAGTCGTGATTTGGTGAAAATATCTAACTTGAGTTGGTGGATGATTTGCTGAACGTCTTTTCGGTATTTCTGGCCTTTATCGCTGATGTAGTATTGGCTTCCCCGTCTTCGCCAGTAGGTATTCACCGACGGCGGGTATGGAAGCACAAACTGATATTCGTTCATGACTTAATCTTCCCCTCCTTCAGCAGTATCGCCTGCGTCCTGATTACGCCTTCGAGGTGGTAAAGTCTGGCGTCTTTGTTGTCGAGATTATGGGTGCGTCTGTCGATTTCATCGTGACACGCGCTACAAGCCCATGCGCCGATCAGGTCTTCAGGCTTCATTCCAGTTCCGCAAATTCCAGCCATCCGGTAATGTGCCAGAACTGTAGTTTCAGGATTGCCATTGCATATGCCGTAAATACGAACCTGGCATTCTCTGCCGCGTGCTTCTTTGCGTAGGTTAGCCATTAAGCAGCCTCCCCTGTTACTTTCAGCATTCCGTTATCGAGCAGCTTTCTGGTCAGCCACTGTTGACCACGCCCGGTGATTTTTGTGGTGAACGATATCTGTATTCCGTGATTTGTGTTGACCGCTGTTTCTTTCACTGTGAAATAGCCGCGCTCCATATATTCCTGCATTGGCACATTTCGCCGGGAACCTGAAGCAATAAGGATTTTGTGATCACGCATCCACGCAAACAGTTTGTTTGGACCAATACCAACAACCTTTGCATAGTTTCCAATCAAAATTCCGCTGGCCTCGCCAACGCGATCGGCAAACTCAACTTTAGGTGCGGCAATTGCGAGCTGGTTTTCTAGTTGCATTTTCTGCTCAGCAAGATCAGCAGCAAGGCGTAACGCTTCTGGTAGCGTTTTTGGGATATTAACCGCAGCTTCTTCAAGCTCTCGCCAACGGTCAACAAGACGAGCGGTGAATTCCGGCGACAACTGGGCAACGACAATAATGCTGTCGCGCTTACCTTGTTCTCCTTCGAAGATGTAATAGCTTACCGGTCGGCCTGCGGTGGGCTTCTCCCCCATTGGGGGAAAAGCTATTACACCTCGTCCCGCCAGTCGTTCAATAGATTGTTTCACCTTGTCATGACGACTTCCCACCAACTCAGCGATTTCAATGCTGGTCATTTTGATGGCGTTGCTATTTATCAGCTCATTCATTGTCATGTCCTCTCATATTGAAAATTCAGCAATAAAAAACCCAGCCGAAGCTGGGTTTGTTAAGTTGTCAATGGTCAGTAGTAATGCAGTGAAGGAGGTAAACTTACGCTGAAGGATTTGTACAAAAAAACCACCTGAAGGTGGGTTACTGTTACTTGTCTGAATCATCCAGTTCGTCTGTTTTCACATCCTCAAACCTTGGATGCAGGCGATTCATTTTTGCAATAAAATCTGAATAGTCGTTAGATAGCTTCATAATCGTAACGGTTGATGACAGATGCTCTCTTAATTTTTGATATCCAATATTTGGCGTCAGCCCCTGAAACAACTTTGTACCTTTTGAGGCCTTTACGTTCTGCTTTTTAAGCTCCTCAAGGATGTTTGGTGCCAATCTCTTGTAGACGATATCATTTGTCAAAACGCCAAAATACTGAGGCCGGAAGCGGGGATTTTCCGGCGGGTATTCTAAGCCCCTTAACCTGAAAAGCTCTTCATAATAATCAGCAGGAAATGTTGTAATATAAGGTTGAATTTCCTTTGCGACAAAGGCCTCGAGTATTTTGGCGAGCGCATCTTTTTCTCTATCTCGCTGGTACCCCGTCGCTTCATCAACAAGCGCTATTATTCCGACTTTAGCTAATGAGCGCACCAGAATTTCAGCTTTCTTGGCTGTCTCTAACTGGTTTGGCCTGGTGATAGCGCCTGCCTCTCTTGCCTTTAAATAAACATCGCAGACAAGAGGTATTATGGATGCGTCATAACCTTCCTGGACGGAGCCAGTAATCGTCTTGTATTTGACCTTATTGATCACATCCATAACATCTTGATTTATATATTTTTTAAGGTTTGCAGCATCCATAAAAGCGGGCATATTGATCACCCCCTCTTCTTGAGGTGCTCTACCCCCTCTTTGTGGTCGGCCAAATGCTTTAAAAACAGAAGCTTGTGATATGATACGCCGTCCATTTTCGAGAACCGCGACATCTAATTCCGCATCACCGATCTTTAACTTTCCCTCATTCGCAGATACGGGCAATAAAGCTTTTTCTTTTTTTGCGGCAACAGCCTTTCTTGAGGATTCTTTTCTTTGCTCTGCTGTCATTTTTGCCGCGCGTGCCTTACCGCCTTTGGCCTTCCCACTAACATCATCATTTTTCATGAGCATATCTCGTGTTGTGATTGATAAGTCAATCATACACATGCACGTTGTAACGTGCAATATTTAAATATGCACGTAAATTGCGAATCAGATAATGAGGAGACTTTCTCCCCCTTGCACTGACATCATGGTATTCTGCTCAAAACTAAATTTCTGGAGCGTTTCGTTGGAAGGTATTTGCAGTTTTCGCAGATTATGTCGGTGATGCTTCGTCGCTGTCGTCTCATTCGTACCTCCTGTCGGTAAATCTGACACCCTGACCAATAGCCCAGGCTGTTGTGTACTCGATCAGACTTGCCATACGCTTCACGCTCATCTGCGCGCTGCTTTCGCGAATGTTGACGTATTCGCCTTCAAGCCCGGGCAAAACATCAGCTTCCTGCTTTGTTGCCACTGCATGACCGCTAATCAACAAAACCTTCCATTGTTCTGGTTTTAACCACTTATCGCACCATTGAACCTGACGTGCGATATCCGCCAGCATCGCGTGAAATTTTGCGTTCTGGTCAAGGTTGCGCTTGTAGTCAGTAATGCGGATGGTGACTGGCTTGTCTTTATCGAGAGGAGTTGCGAGGATGGCGTTGATTGCGGCTTGCTGTTGTTGCTTAGTTCGGAGGAAGATTGTTTGCTTCATCGTTACTCCTTCACTTTGACTTCAGCGGCTATGATGGCTTTCATCACTGCAATTACCGTTTTGTCCTTCCCATCCTCATGCCCCATCGCATAAGCGCCTTCTTCGCCACCTTTCCAAAAGTTGTCATTCGATTCGGGCCAGTCGATATCCAGTTCAATAGCTGCTCGCGATGCCTGCCACGTTTGCCAGTGGCCTTGAACATCGTCCATCACGTATTGACCACCAATATTACCGCTGCCAATTTCATGGTGATTTTCAGGGTAACGGATAAGGTCTGAGGATTCGCCTCCACGTCGCAACCAACTTTCTTCAAACTGCTTTCTTGATTCGTCCATCGATACTTATCCTCAGTTCAACTCACAAAACGCCACGCCATTTTTGCTACAGCGACAGGCGCAACACCGATAATCACCCACAGGAGAATGCTACCGAAAAGCACACCCACCAGGTCTTTACCTTCGCCTACCAACCGGACAAAACTTCCGACAACCGCAATGAACGTCGACACCATCCACATAGCACCGAGAATCCTCAATGCAGAGAAAATTAACTCAGCCACGATTTACTCTCCCCCAAATAAAAAGGCCTGCGATTACCAGCAGGCCTGTTATTAGCTCAGTGATGTAGATGGTCATCTTTTAACTCCATATACCGCCAATACCCGTTTCATCGCGGCACTCTGGCAACACTCCTTAAAAATCAGGTTCGTGCTCATCTTTCCTTCCCGTTCTTCCTTGGTAGCAAACCGGTAATACACCGTTCGCCAGACCTTACCTTCGATAACCAGAAGACCTGCCCGTGCCATTTTAGCCGCGGCCTGATTTATGCTGGTTACTGTTGCGCCTGTTAACGCGGCAACGTCCGGCGCACAGAAGCTATTATGCGTCCCCAGGTAATGAATAATTGCCTCTTTGCCCGTCATACACTTGCTCCTTTCAGTCCGAACTTAGCTTTAATTTCTGCGATCTTCGCCAGCGCCTGAACACGATTTAGAGGTCTGCCGCCCATGACAGGAAGTTGTTTTACTGGTTCAGGTATCGTCTCACCACGGTTAATTCGCGCTGTCATACAGGTCAGTTCATCGGCAGCCTTACGGCGTAATTCCGCATCAGTAAGCGCATTGGCCCGCATGTTCTGATACAGGTTGGTGACCAGCCAGTAGTGCGCGTTTGATTTCCACGGATAAGACTCCGCATCCGGATACAGGCCACGCTTCCGGCAATACTCGTAAACCATATCAACCAGCTCGCTGACGTTTGGCAGTCCGGCGATAACGGATGCTTCTTCCCGGCACCATGCAACAAACTGCCCGGGAGATGGCAGAAATGGTCGATTCTGCCGACGGGCTACGCGCATTCCTGCGTTAACCTGTTCCATTGTGGTGATCCCGTTTTCCCGGAAAGCCAGAACCCACTGGCGGCGGATTTCGTTCAGTTCGTTCTGGTCACGGTTAGCCAGGCTCGCCGGGAAAGTTGCCAGTAACTGGCTGAACACACCGTTGATGATCTGCGCTACCTGCTGTACCTGCGGCTTTTCGTCGTACTGTTCCGGCATGTTGTTGGCGATCCGACGCATCTGCTCACGGTCAAAATTAACCATCTGTGCGGCGATGTTTTTCATAAATCCACCCCGTAAATCCAGTCAGTGTTTGTCAGGTCGAGTTTTGGTTTTCCAGCTGTCACGCCAGCCTGTTGCTTGTTACGGTTGATTTCGAGTTGGGTCCACTTGTCGCGGAGTTTGGCCGGACTTAGCACGTTACCGGACCAGAAGTTGTCCTGGCATGCCCAGCGGAACAGCACGCACATGTCGCGGTGGTTACGTCCGTCACGTTCACGCATCAGGCGGATATCGTTAGCCCACCCTGCAAAATTCGGTTTTCTGGCTGATGGTGCGATGGTCTTCACCATGTCAAACATCCACTCTGCGGCGGTCAGGTCTTCTGCTGTTCCCCACTTGCTGCCGCTCTGAATTGCAGCATCCGGTTTAACCACAGAAAGATCGTTTTCTGGCTGGTCAGAGGATTCGCCAGAATTCTCGGACGAATAATCTTTTCTTTTTTCTTTTGTAATAGTGTCTTTTGTGTCCCCCTGTTTTGAGGGATAGCAATCCCCTAATTTGAGGGATGTTTTATCCCTCGTTTTAGGGGATTTTCCCTCGTTTTGAGGGATGTCCCTCATTTTAGGGGAACCTCCCTCGTTTTGAGGGATGCACCATTCTGAGATGTTTTTATTTGGTCCAAACATGCCGCCTTGCTGCTTGATAATATTCATTCTGACGAGTTCTAACTTGGCTTCATTGCACCGTTTGACAGGTAACTTTGTAATCTCGCTAAGTTGAGAATCGGTGATTCTGTCCATTGGTTTATTCCACCCATAGGTTTTACGCAGAATGGCAAGCAGCACTTTAAACTGTCGCTTGGTCAGATCTGCGCCTGAATAAGCCTCAATCAGCATATTTGATAGTCTGGCGTAACCATCATCGAGATCTGCCACATTACGCTCCTGTTCGGCAAAGTTACCTCTGCCGAAGTTGAGTATTTTTGCTGTATTTGTCATAATGACTCCTGTGGATTGATCCAGTAATTCCCTCAGAATTGCATATCAATTTGCTTAGAGTCCCCGGCGGCCACCGGGGATTTTTTCTTTGTGATTTCATCAAGCGCATACTTAAAAGCCCTGCTAATCGGACTGATGTCTGATGCCAATCCGAAAGCACACAAGACCGAAGCAATAAATCTCCAGTCCGTTCTGCTTATCTTCGATTCATGACAGCCAATCATCTTTGCCAGACCGCGCTGGGTAAGCGTTGACAGGTTGATGAGTAAATCAGTTTCAGCGCGATCAATTTCTCGCTGTGATAGTTTGCTGTAACTTGTTTGTTCCATTTCTTAAGATTTCCAATAGTGAATAGCTAGTTGAAAGGTATGCGTGGAAACGCATATGGCCTTAGTTGGTCAGATATATTGGGACTCGCTTTGTCAGCGACGTAGGACGAATGTCCATTGTGAAAATAGCGGTGTTACTTATGCAGCCAGAAGGTTCTTTTTGCTTATTTCAAGCATTTCGCTTGCTTGATATTTGCCACCAGAAATCTCTTCGATTTTTGATGCGTATTTAGTTTTCCCAAAAAACTCAGTCTTAGGGAGGAAGCCGTTTTTGAGCCACTTATAGACAGCCCTTTCGCTAACTCCACAAGCCTTCGCAACTTCAGGGATGCCGACACCTTTAATCGGCTCATCAAGATTTTGCATAGGAATATCCTTTTTCGTACTTTCAGTACGTATTATGGTTGAACTGAAAGTTTTTGCAAGTGCTTTAGTATCGTACTCATGGTTCAGAATGAAAAAGTGCGCAAAGAATTCGCCCAGCGGCTAGCGCAAGCCTGTAAAGAAGCTGGTCTTGATGAACATGGTAGGGGAATGGCTATAGCCCGTGCCCTTTCTCTTTCGTCCAAAGGCGTTAGCAAATGGTTTAATGCTGAGTCTTTACCGCGTCAGGAAAAAATGAATGCGCTTGCGAAATTTCTAAACGTTGATGTTGTTTGGCTTCAGCACGGCACTTCGTTAAATGGAGCGAATGATGAAGATACTCTTTCATTTGTTGGCAAATTAAAAAAAGGGTTAGTGCGCGTGGTTGGTGAGGCAATTCTTGGTGTTGATGGTGCCATCGAGATGACCGAAGAGCGCGATGGGTGGCTCAAAATTTATAGCGATGATCCAGATGCCTTTGGTCTTCGTGTGAAAGGAGACAGCATGTGGCCCAGAATAAAATCAGGAGAATATGTACTCATTGAGCCTAACACCAAAGTATTCCCGGGTGATGAGGTGTTTGTCAGAACCGTTGAAGGACACAACATGATTAAGGTTCTTGGCTATGACAGAGATGGAGAATACCAATTTACAAGCATTAACCAGGATCACAGGCCTATAACGTTGCCTTATCATCAAGTAGCAAAGGTGGAGTATGTAGCTGGTATTCTGAAGCAATCTCGCCATCTGGATGACATCGAGGCAAGGGAGTGGCTGAAAAGTTCGTGACTTCATCGTCACATAGCTGGTAACCAGTGGCCTGAAGAGACGTTTGGGTAAGGAGGATAGATGGCGTTCAATGACCTTGAATATCAAGCAGTAAAAAAAGAAGTTCACCAATTCATTGAAAGCATAAGGCCGCCTGAACATATCCGCAATGAACTGGATATTGTTTATAGCATCAATGACCAAACGATAGATATCGGCGAACAGCGCCCCGTGTGGCAGGGCAATCCAGGTGAAACAAACATCCTGCCATCAGCAAGAATCAAGTACATACGTTCTCTGGATAGATGGAAAATCTATTGGATGCGGAAGGATATGAAATGGCATCAGTACAGTACTGAACTTTCGCTGACTGATGCGCTTGAGCTTGTGCGTGCTGACCCGGATTGCTGCTTCTTCGGATGAGTGAAGAGACGTTTGGATGATGGATGGTCGCAGAGATGCGGCCTGATTCTAAAATAGGATATAAAAAATGAGAATACTAGGTGTTAGAGCGGCGCCCAAAGTTACATCTTTTGTTGTATATTGCACTAATGAGTCTGCACTCAAATGTGTTGATGTTATTAAAATACCTTCGACCTTAGACACACCAGAAAAATTAAAGTATGTGAGAAATAACATCCTCGACATTCTTAATTTATATAATGTTGAATTAGCTGCCATACGCGTTACTGAATCAAACTCTGATAATCTTAGCATTGACCGCCTTTATATAGAAGCTGTTATTCAAGAAGCATTTTCAAGCAGTGATGTAAGAAAATATTACACTATTAGAAAATCTGGCATGAAATCATCATTGAACCTAACAGAGATCGAGTATAAAGAAATATTGAAGTCACACCGCAATATAAATGGAATCGATAATTCTGGTTTTACAGCTGAAACAAATGAAGCTGTTTTGGCTGCACTATCTGCGGAGGTAAGGGGATGCTAACTCCATACAAAAGAGCTGATGTAGAATTCGAATGGATTAGTGATCTAGAAGAACAGGGTTGTTTTTCAAAAGTATATCTGGCTCATGACAGACACCTAGCTCATGACTTGGTGATTAAAGAAATAGAAAAAAAAGAAAACACTAACCACGACGACTACTTTAATGAAGCAAGGCTTCTCTATAAACATGCACATCCAAATATTGTGCAAGTTCAGTATGCTGCTCAATGTGAGAGCAATATCTATATAGCCATGCCATTTTATCATAATGGTTCGCTAAACCAATTAATGAAAAAAAATAATCTTACAAGCAGGGAGATAATACGGTATTCCATTCAATTTTTAAGTGGACTTTATCATATACACTCAAAAGGTCTTATGCATTTTGATATAAAACCTAATAACATTATGATATCAAACAGAAATGAGGCCATGCTATCTGACTTTGGATTATCTCAGTTAGTCAATGAGGAATCGAGAGCTGCGCCTGAGTTTGGATATCATTTTCATGTGCCACCGGAATATTTTTCTTTATCAACAAATGATTATAATTTCACATATGACATATATCAGGCAGGATTAACCATATATAGAATGTGTGTTGGACATGATAATTTTGAAAGAGAAAGATCTGCATTTAGCACGATTGAACAACTCAGAGAGTCGATAATTAATGGCTGCTATCCATTAAAAGAGTATCCTCCCCATATACATAAAAAATTAATAACAATAGTGAACAAATGCATTCATGTAGATCCAAATGAAAGATATCAATCCGTACTAGATGTACTAAACGATCTCTCAGCTATAAGTGATGGCGTTCTTGACTGGCGTCTACAGATGACGAAACCAACTAACGGCACATGCGAATGGCAAAAAAAGTCTGGGGACGCTATACTGTCTATAGTTTTTGACGCAGAAAATTCGTCTACTACTGGTTTTCGTTTATACGATGATGGGCGGAAAAGGCGTGCTACGAACTTAACAATATCCTCAGGATGTACCCCTACAAAACTGTATAGGTTATTAAAGGATAACTGATCATGAAAAAGCGCGAGGAAGTAAGCAAGCTGCCTCGCAGACGTGATGCAGCATTAGCGGTTCCCTACAAAAAAGATGAGTTCATAAGCCCTTCTGATGACAAAAAATTTTCAAAGGCGAAAAGTTTTACATCTACATCTCTAAAAGATAAATACTTTAAAATCTAGCCCGGCCTCAGCGCCGGGTTTTCTTTGCCTCACGTTCGCCCACCTAAAAAACATAACCAATTGTATTTATTGATGTAACTCGCTAAACCATGCAGTTATGATCCCTGCCGCATAACCTTCATCAGCCACATTTTCAAAAATAAATTTCCTTATATATCAGAATCATACTTCGTAGAGTTAATAAATCACCAAAATTCGTACCAATAGTTCTTGATAATGTCGAACTATTGGTTCATTATTATCATCGTCAGCAGGACGCATTACTCACCAGGTCGGTGAATATACAACGATTCGAATATGAATCTACGGCGCTGACAAAGCGCAATAACCAAAGTGAACTTTGGGGTGTGGTGAAGGGTTCATGGACGGGAATATGTCGCACGTAAAGCGGCGAGGCCTGCGGGACTATTGCCGAATTGAAGTAGGCCGAAACAGGTCGAAATGGGTCTCCCACCTACCACACCACCAAAGTTCATCAGGAGGTCTATATGACACGCAGAACTCAGTTCAAAGGCAATTCACGTTCTCGTCGTCGTGAGCGTTTAAAGGCAAAGGCATTAGCTAACGGCGTACTGGCCCGCGAAGAAGCAATAAGTTCAGAAGTATTACACCGCCCTACTCTAAGCAGAGCGCAGATTCAGGCTAAAGGTACTCACGAAACGCCTGAGCGCATAGAAGACGCTAAGCCAATTAAGTTCATGGCACAGGACGTGATCTGGCAACAGAAAGAATACAGACGCAATCTGGAGCGAGCGGCCATTGTGTACGCGAATGAGTTTGGACATAAGCAACCAGAAACTGGTGTATGTCTTCCAAACGTAGCCATTTACGCGGCAGGCTACCGGAAATCAAAACAACTGACGGCGAGGTGACTTGTGTTGGTCGCCAGAAAATGAAATTAGGCAGCAAACCACTTATTTGAGGTGAGATATGACAAAATCATGGAGCGTACCTTTTCCTGAATCAGAAACTGAACATGATGGAATGCCTGTTTTCTGGAGATTCCAGGCGACAGTTGAAGAAGATGGGATAAAAATATTCGCACTTCAATATATAGCTTTTCATCAGACAGAGCATTATGCATGGTTGGTTCCTGCGCATTGGATTGTTAATTTTAAACCAGCACCAAATCAGTGGTTACAGGAATGGAAACAAAGGAGAAATAGATATGCAATTAAGAAAGTAGCAAAAAATGCAGAAAGATCTTTTGCATTCCCAACGAAGAAACTTGCCATTGAGAGTTTATTGCACCGGAAGAAATACCATTTAATGAGAATCAAACAAGATTTGGCTGTTGTATCAACTCTTGTTGATGGGATGAAGAATATTGATACATCAATACCAGATATTGAATATAACTTTGGACACAACCAAGAAACAGAAAACTGGGTGTTTTATTAGTACGAATAAGCACTGTGTATTCATTCCAACGAGTGAATACACGGAGCAATGTCGCTCGTAACCAAACAGGAGCCGACTTGTTCTGATTATTGGAAATCTTCTTTGCCCTCCAATGTGAGGGCTTTTTTATATGCATACCAATAACGCTTCACTAGAGGCGTTTTCGTTATGTGTAAATAAATAAGGAGCACACCATGCAATATGCCATTGCAGGGTGGCCTGTTGCTGGCTGCCCTTCCGAATCTTTACTTGAACGAATTACCCGTAAATTACGTGACGGATGGAAACGCCTTATCGACATACTTAATCAGCCAGGAGTCCCGAAAAATGGATCAAACAATTATGGCTATCCAGACTAAATTCACTATCGCCACTTTTATTGGCGATGAAAAGATGTTTCGTGAGGCCGTCGACGCTTATAAAAAATGGATATTAATACAGAAACTGAGATCAAGCAAAAGCATTCACTACCCCCCTTTCCTGTTTTCCTAATCAGCCTGGCATTTCGCGGGCGATATTTTCACAGCCATTTTCAGGAGTTCAGCCATGAACGCTTATTACATTCAGGATCGTCTTGAGGCTCAGAGCTGGGCGCGTCACTACCAGCAGATCGCCCGTGAAGAGAAAGAGGCAGAACTGGCAGACGACATGGAAAAAGGCCTGCCCCAGCACCTGTTTGAATCGCTATGCATCGATCATTTGCAACGCCACGGGGCCAGCAAAAAAGCCATTACCCGTGCGTTTGATGACGATGTTGAGTTTCAGGAACGCATGGCAGAACACATCCGGTACATGGTTGAAACCATTGCTCACCACCAGGTTGATATTGATTCAGAGGTATAAAACGGATGAGTACAGCACTCGCAACGCTGGCTGGGAAGCTGGCTGAACGTGTCGGCATGGATTCTGTCGACCCACAGGAACTGATCACCACTCTTCGCCAGACGGCATTTAAAGGTGATGCCAGCGATGCGCAGTTCATCGCATTACTGATCGTCGCCAACCAGTACGGCCTTAATCCGTGGACGAAAGAAATTTACGCCTTCCCTGACAAGCAGAACGGCATCGTTCCGGTGGTGGGCGTTGATGGCTGGTCCCGTATCATCAATGAAAACCAGCAGTTTGATGGCATGGACTTTGAGCAGGACAATGAATCATGTACATGCCGGATTTACCGCAAGGACCGTAATCATCCGATCTGCGTTACCGAGTGGATGGATGAATGCCGCCGCGAACCATTCAAAACCCGCGAAGGCAGAGAAATCACGGGGCCGTGGCAGTCGCATCCCAAACGGATGTTACGGCATAAAGCCATGATTCAGTGTGCCCGTCTCGCCTTCGGATTTGCTGGTATCTATGACAAGGATGAAGCCGAGCGCATTGTCGAAAATACCGCATACACTGCAGAACGTCAGCCGGAACGCGACATCACTCCGGTTAACGATGAAACCATGCAGGAGATTAACACTCTGCTGATCGCCCTGGATAAAACATGGGATGACGACTTATTGCCGCTCTGTTCCCAGATATTTCGCCGCGACATTCGCGCATCGTCAGAACTGACACAGGCCGAAGCAGTGAAAGCTCTTGGATTCCTGAAACAGAAAGCCACTGAGCAGAAGGTGGCAGCATGACACCGGACATTATCCTGCAGCGTACCGGGATCGACGTGAGAGCTGTCGAACAGGGGGATGATGCATGGCACAAATTACGGCTCGGCGTCATCACCGCTTCAGAAGTTCACAACGTGATAGCAAAGCCCCGCTCAGGAAAGAAGTGGCCTGACATGAAAATGTCCTACTTCCACACCCTGCTGGCTGAGGTTTGCACCGGTGTGGCTCCGGAAGTTAATGCTAAGGCGCTGGCCTGGGGAAAACAGTACGAGAACGACGCCAGAACCCTGTTTGAATTCACTTCCGGCGTGAATGTTACTGAATCCCCGATCATCTATCGCGACGAAAGTATGCGCACCGCCTGCTCTCCCGATGGTTTATGCAGTGATGGCAACGGCCTTGAACTGAAATGCCCGTTTACCTCCCGGGATTTCATGAAGTTCCGGCTCGGTGGTTTCGAGGCCATAAAGTCGGCTTACATGGCCCAGGTGCAGTACAGCATGTGGGTGACGCGAAAAGATGCCTGGTACTTTGCCAACTATGACCCGCGTATGAAGCGTGAAGGCCTGCATTATGTCGTGGTTGAGCGGGATGAAAAGTACATAGCGAGTTTTGACGAGATGGTGCCGGAGTTCATCGAAAAAATGGACGAGGCACTGGCTGAAATTGGTTTTGTATTTGGGGAGCAATGGCGATGACGCATCCTCACGATAATATCCGGGTAGGCGCGATTACTTTCGTCTACTCCGTTACAAAGCGAGGCTGGGTATTTCCCGGCCTTTCTGTTATCCGAAATCCACTGAAAGCACAGCGGCTGGCTGAGGAGATAAATAATAAACGAGGGGCTGTATGCACAAAGCATCTCCTGTTGAGTTAAGAACGAGTATCGAGATGGCACATAGCCTCGCTCAAATTGGAGTCAGGTTTGTGCCAATACCAGTAGAAACAGACGAAGAATTTCATACGTTAGCCGCATCCCTTTCACAAAAGCTGGAAATGATGGTGGCGAAAGCAGAAGCAGATGAGAGAGACCAGGTATGACAACCACGGAATGCATTTTTCTGGCAGCGGGCTTCATATTTTGTGTGCTTATGCTTGCCGACATGGGACTTGTTCAATGACACCTCAGCAAGAAAACGCCCTTCGCAGCATTGCCCGTCTGGCTAACTCTGAAATCAAAAAAGCCAGACAGCAGTTTCCGGATAAAAACGTCGATGACATTTGCCGTAGCGTACTGAAGAAGCACCGCGAAACGGTAACGCTGATGGGATTCACACCGACTCATTTAAGTCTGGCGATCGGCATGTTAAACGGCGTCTTTAAGGAGCGATGAACATGAAAAGCAAAATCATCAGGGAGCTACAGGCTCCTTTTTTATTGTTCGCATTCACCCTCAAGCGTATTAACCAACAATTCAGGGATTAATGGAAGATGGCAGACATCATTGATTCAGCATCAGAAATTGAAGAATTACAGCGCAACACAGCAATAAAAATGCGCCGCCTGAACCACCAGGCTATATCTGCCACTCATTGTTGTGAGTGTGGCGATCCCATAGATGAACGAAGACGCCTGGTCGTTCAGGGTTGTCGGACTTGTGCAAGTTGCCAGGAGGATCTGGAGCTTATCAGTAAACAGAGAGGTTCGAAGTGAGCGAAATTAACTCTCAGGCACTGCGTGAGGCGGCAGTAGCAATTGAAACAGTAGCAACGCCTCAAAAATTGCTGGCATTTCGTATGAAAGTCACACCTCAGGTTGTGCTGGCACTGCTGGATGAACGGGAAAGAAACCAGCAATACATCAAACGCCGCGACCAAGAGAACGAGGATATTGCGTTAACGGTAGGGAAGTTGCGCGTTGAGCTTGAGGCAGAAAAACAGCGGGCAAAGGATCTGTTTATGGAAAATGCTCGGCTTAAGTCAGGTATAGCCGGTCTGATACACCTCGGTATTCGATATGCAGATGTTGAGGTCATGAGAATTGCTGGAGATGCCCAGCTTTCTACCCCATGCACTGACAGCATCATAAACAGCATTGCAACAGGCATTCGCATCAAAGGAGAGTGATATGAGCGCTATAACCAAAGAACGTATCAAATTATTCATTAAAAATCCGCTTGATAACGGACTTACTCGTGGCGAACAAATGGAACTGGCACGAATTGCACTGGCATCACTGGAACGCGAACAGATTCGCCACGAGCATGCCAAATGGTCTGACTCCACATTTGGCTGCGTTGGCCCCATTGGTCCGCTGAAACATCTCTCAAAAGAGGCACTGGAAGCCGCAGCCGAACCAGACGATCTTAGCGAGTGGGCTGATATGCAGTTTCTGTTGTGGGATGCACAGCGCCGTGCTGGCATCAGCGATGCTGAAATTACCGCTGCTATGGAAGATAAATTGAAGATCAACATGGAGCGCCAGTGGCCTGAGCCAAAAGATGGTGAGCCTCGCTTGCACATTAAAGAACCCGGCAACTATCCGGTAACTCCGGATGGTTGGATAAGCTGTAGTGAGCGAATGCCAGAAATGGGAGAGCGACAATGCTATGTGTTAGCAGCTGACTTTAAAAACAACTACCCACCAAACATCCCCAACACTCAGGTCGGCGTATATGGCGACTGGTTTAATGATGGCAATCCAACTTGGGATGACGGTGATGGCGAAGACCTGTATCTCAAAGAGGTAACCCACTGGATGCCTCTACCAGAACCGCCTCGATTAAAGGAGCTATAATAGTGAACTATTATATCTATTTGTATTAAAAGGGTTTTTATAAAATAAATCTTCCAAAGCATGTAAAAACACTGTTAATCTTAACGTGTGTGAAACGTGAAGAGAGGTGTTGAAATGAGCATTCATGATTTGTGTGAAGATCAAGAGCAATGGGCTATGCAGACCCTTATGGGATCAGGAGTTCTTGCAAGGTGCAGAATCCATAACGATGTAATTTTAGACAGCGGAAATGATGCTTCTTCTGCTTATAAATTAGGAACTTACCTATATCAAAAAGATAATAGCTGCAACTTATTCAATACTCTTACTGAAGCCCGCGACGCAATAAAGGATGCATATGAATCGTATTGTGGGATTGATGATTGCCCACAATGCTCAAAATACATTGACGATTAATAATATGAACAAGTAACTATCCTCGCACTCGCGGGGATTTCTTTTATCTGAACTCGCTACGGCGGGTTTTGTTTTATGGAGATGATAAATGCACTTCCGAGTCACAGGTGAATAGAATGGAGAACCATTCAACAGAGTTATCGAAGCCGAGAACATCAGCGACTGCTATGACCACTGGATGCTGTGGGCGCAGATAGCACATGCAGACGTAACCAATATTCGAATTGAAGAACTGAAAGAACACCAAGCCGCCTGATGGCGGTTTTTTCTTGCGTGTAATTGCGGAGACTTTGCGATGTACTTGACACTTCAGGAGTGGAACGCTCGCCAGCGACGCCCAAGAAGCCTTGAAACAGTTCGTCGATGGGTGCGCGAATGCAGGATATTCCCTCCTCCGGTTAAGGATGGAAGAGAATATCTGTTCCACGAATCAGCGGTAAAGGTTGACTTAAATCGACCAGTAACAGGTAGCCTTTTGAAGAGGATCAGAAATGGGAAGAAGGCGAAGTCATGAGCGCCGGGATTTACCCCCTAACCTTTATATAAGAAACAATGGATATTACTGCTACAGGGACCCAAGGACGGGTAAAGAGTTTGGATTAGGCCGAGACAGGCGAATCGCAATCACTGAAGCTATACAGGCCAACATTGAGTTATTTTCAGGACACAAACACAAGCCTCTGACAGCGAGAATCAACAGTGATAATTCCGTTACGTTACATTCATGGCTTGATCGCTACGAAAAAATCCTGGCCAGCAGAGGAATCAAGCAGAAGACACTCATAAATTACATGAGCAAAATTAAAGCAATAAGGAGGGGTCTGCCTGATGCTCCACTTGAAGACATCACCACAAAAGAAATTGCGGCAATGCTCAATGGATACATAGACGAGGGCAAGGCGGCGTCAGCCAAGTTAATCAGATCAACACTGAGCGATGCATTCCGAGAGGCAATAGCTGAAGGCCATATAACAACAAACCCTGTCGCTGCCACTCGCGCAGCAAAATCAGAGGTAAGGAGATCAAGACTTACGGCTGACGAATACCTGAAAATTTATCAAGCAGCAGAATCATCACCATGTTGGCTCAGACTTGCAATGGAACTGGCTGTTGTTACCGGGCAACGAGTTGGTGATTTATGCGAAATGAAGTGGTCTGATATCGTAGATGGATATCTTTATGTCGAGCAAAGCAAAACAGGCGTAAAAATTGCCATCCCAACAGTATTGCATGTTGATGCTCTCGGAATATCAATGAAGGAAACACTTGATAAATGCAAAGAGATTCTTGGCGGAGAAACCATAATTGCATCTACTCGTCGCGAACCGCTTTCATCCGGCACAGTATCAAGGTATTTTATGCGCGCACGAAAAGCATCAGGTCTTTCCTTCGAAGGGGATCCGCCTACCTTTCACGAGTTGCGCAGTTTGTCTGCAAGACTCTATGAGAAGCAGATAAGCGATAAGTTTGCTCAACATCTTCTCGGGCATAAGTCGGACACCATGGCATCACAGTATCGTGATGACAGAGGCAGGGAGTGGGACAAAATTGAAATCAAATAATGATTTTATTTTGACTGATAGTGACCTGTTCGTTGCAACAAATTGATAAGCAATGCTTTTTTATAATGCCAACTTAGTATAAAAAAGCAGGCTTCAACGGATTCATTTTTCTATTTCATAGCCCGGAGCAACCTGTGAACACATTTTCAGTTTCCCGTCTGGCGCTGGCATTGGCTTTTGGCGTGACGCTGACCGCCTGTAGCTCAACACCACCCGATCAACGTCCTTCTGATCAAACCGCGCCTGGTACCTCTTCTCGCCCGATTCTGTCGGCAAAAGAAGCGCAGAATTTCGATGCTCAACACTATTTTGCATCCCTGACACCAGGTGCTGCAGCGTGGAATCCTTCCCCGATTACCCTGCCTGCGCAACCTGACTTTGTTGTCGGCCCGGCGGGTACTCAAGGTGTAACGCATACCACGATTCAGGCGGCGGTAGATGCGGCAATTATCAAGCGTACCAACAAGCGCCAGTATATTGCCGTGATGCCAGGTGAGTATCAGGGAACGGTATATGTTCCTGCCGCTCCGGGTGGAATTACTCTGTACGGTACAGGTGAAAAACCGATTGATGTGAAGATTGGGCTTTCCCTTGATGGGGGCATGAGCCCTGCCGACTGGCGTCACGACGTCAACCCGCGCGGCAAATATATGCCAGGTAAACCAGCGTGGTATATGTACGATAGCTGCCAGAGCAAACGCAGCAACAGTATCGGTGTTCTCTGTTCAGCGGTCTTCTGGTCACAAAACAATGGCCTGCAACTGCAAAACCTGACCATCGAAAACACGCTGGGCGATAGCGTAGATGCGGGTAACCATCCGGCGGTGGCACTGCGTACTGATGGTGACCAGGTACAGATTAACAACGTGAACATTCTCGGTCGTCAGAACACCTTCTTTGTCACCAACAGCGGTGTGCAGAACCGTCTGGAAACGAATCGTCAGCCGCGTACGCTGGTGACCAACAGCTACATTGAAGGGGATGTGGATATCGTTTCTGGTCGCGGCGCAGTGGTGTTCGATAACACCGAATTCCGCGTGGTGAACTCACGTACTCAGCAAGAAGCGTATGTGTTTGCACCGGCAACGCTGTCCAACATTTACTACGGTTTCCTCGCTGTAAACAGCCGTTTCAATGCTTCCGGTGATGGCGTGGCGCAACTGGGCCGCTCGCTGGATGTTGATGCCAATACCAACGGTCAGGTGGTGATCCGTGATAGCGCCATCAACGAAGGTTTTAACACGGCTAAACCGTGGGCCGATGCGGTGATCTCTAATCGTCCGTTTGCGGGTAATACCGGCAGCGTAGATGATAACGACGAAATACAGCGCAATCTGAATGACACTAACTACAACCGCATGTGGGAATACAATAACCGCGGCGTGGGTAGTAAAGTGGTTGCAGAGGCGAAGAAGTAA